TATAATCTTGAATAGTTTCTGAATCTTCTCGCTCCCATGGATATACGATCCAGTCATCTGTTGTTTGTTCTACTGCATATATTGTTGGCTCACAGCAAGATGTATGTGACTTATAATGTAAAACTGCTGTTGGGTATTCACTCCACTCTTTAAGCGTTTTACCGCTATCTGCAATATCATCAATAATTAAACATTCATTATTAAATAATGCATGGTCTTCTAATTGAGGTGTGGTTGTATATGGTATATTTAATTTATGCGATACCATTACAGCTGGGGTTAGACCTCCTCTTGCTAACCCGTGTATTGAGGTGTACATATCATCTGTGTAGAATAAACGTTCTTGTATTTTCCTAGATAATGTATCAACTAATACTTCAATTTCTTGCCAACTTATATAAATTTTATTTACCACATCCAATGAATTACATCCTTAAGCATTTTATCATTTGCATCTATTCTACATAATCCGCCGTGGTTAGGGCCTAAACAGCAATTCATTAGACTTAGAGTTTGTCGCATCTCAGGTAAGCTGTACCATAATGCTTTATTATTATCTACATCAACATGATAAATTCTATCTGATTTAGATTTATAGAGCCAACCTGGTTCTGTATTTTTATTATACTCTACATAGAAGCTATCACCACTAAGATTACCTTTACAATCTAAAAAATATGGATTATGCCAACTATCTTTCTTGATCCCAAAATCAATACCATCGATTTGAGCTTTCCAGTCTTCTCGTAAATCAATAACTTCATCATAGACTGTACTTAGTTTCTTATATAACCACTCTTCAGCTAGTCCACCTTTTAATCCAGCTGGACCAAATTTTTCTTGTAATTGTTTTGTACTCATATTTATTCTTCTGTATATATTGATGAATTTTTATCTGCTTCCCAGCATTCTACTTTTACTACTTTTACTCTACCTCCTCCTGTTAAAGCCATTCGTTCATTAAATTTATCATAAACTAATTTAGCACAAGATTCAGCTCCCATTGCATCCATAATTCTTAAATCTAAAAGACCTAACTCTTCCATCATCTTAAATGATTCTAATTGTGGATCATCTTTTTCTATTAAACATGTATGATCCCACATATGGTTCATCCATTTTTTTAATCCATTACCTGGAGTGGGCTCTGCGTCTGTATTTTTGAATCCGCCATAATCCATAATCCAATTCATTTCATCTAATTGCTTAGTTTCCATAATTTCATTAGATTCAAACCATACTTTAAATTTTAAAGCATATCCGTGTAATAATTTACAGTGTGAATGTTGAGCTTTATGCTGTCTAAGTGCTACTGAGTAGTTGTCGAATATTTTTGTTGATTGATATTTTCCCATATTATACTCCTCTTTCTGTGTCAAAGGCTATGATGTGATCTCTTCCTGTCATATTATAACCGTGCTCTGCACACATATTAAAAACTATAGGGTACATTTCAATTAATGTTTCTCTAGTGTCGCCTGCAGGCATTATATATGTTTTATTTTTTGGTATATCTAATTCAACTCTGTAATCTTCAATTTCTTTTAGATTTTTATCTGTCCCATCCCAAACTGGCTTGAAATGATAATCAGTATGATACATCATCATTCGTTTTATAGAATCAGTATTTAATCTATACCTATTATGTGTCTTGGCGAATCTTTCATCAACGACTTTCCCAGCTGGAGTCTTAATCCCTATTTTAGGTACGCTATTTGAAAACTTAGGACTGAGAGATACTAATCCGATAGGATAGTCAGTCTCAATATAAGCGGAACCTTCAGTTTCAATAGTAATTGTAATTCCTCGTTCATGTGCAAAATGTGTTAACTCATTAACTAATGCTGGGTGCATGGTTGGTGAACCTCCTGTTAACATCATTTCTGTTATTTGTGGATTTTCATCATACATTTTTATAATATCATTAAAACAGAATGTTCCTTTTTCTGGGTGAATAGATGTGTACCAACTATCACACCACCCTCCTTCTCCAAACCAACATCTGTGTGTACACCCTGTTGTCCTAACACATACAGTTGGCATTCCAATCCTACTTCCTTCAGATTGTAAGCACCTGTATATCTCTATGACAGGTAAAACTTTATTATGATCTGTTATTCTTTTACGCATGACTTGCTAATAATTTTTCTACATGAGATTTTGCTACATCCCAACCATCTACATATTCAACTGGATCTTTTCTACCTATCTCAATAAATGCTTCTATTCTTTCTACAGATGATGCTGATTTATAATCAGATAATCCTTCTGGTGTTGGTTTATATGATGTATTTGTTCTTTTATAAACTTCATCAAAATCTAAACCAAGTTTTTCACAACATACTTCACCGTCTTTTAAGATAGTAAATTTATCTCCATATAGATAAGGTGTTAAGTATGTAACTTGATCGGCTCCCCAGTTCCCTTCAGCAAATGCTTTATAATCTGCATCTCTAAACTCTTGTCTACAGTCTGGATATATTGCGTGGTCCCCAGAATGGATACCCATTGCAATCTCTACAGGACAATCTTTTTGTTGAGCGATAGATAATGCTACTGCTTGAATTAAAGATGAAAATATTTTATTTCTATTAGGTACTACTGTATCCTTCATATTTTCTTCTTCATAATGACCCTCAGGAACATCGGCTCCTCCTTTTACAAGATTAGAATCTAATAATCCAACTAACCCTTGTAATGTAATTCTTTGATATTTTACTGGATATCCAGCTCTGTCTAAGTATTCAATTAACTCAGATGCTCTTTCTAATTCAACACTATGCTTTTGACCGTAATCAAAACTTAATGCTGTTACTTCATAATCATTTGATAGTAGATTTAGTAACACTGTACTTGAATCCATTCCTCCTGATAATGATAATACTGCTTGTTTTTTCATAATATTCCCTCTATTGTCTTAATGTTTTTTCGTTAATGAATTCTGGTGATATAAATTCAGTTTCATATAAATGTTTATGTGTAGCTCTGATTGGATTGATATCAATACCACCTCTTCGTGTATATAGACATGCAACCATCAATGCTTTAGGATTAACTGCAGCATGTATATGCTTAAATACCATTTCACAAATTTCTTCATGAAAATGAGATACCTGTCTATGGGATACAATATATTTTGCTAACGATTCTGGAGTTATAGTTTTATCTCCATCAATACAAATATACACGTCTCCCCAATCAGGTTGATTTGTAACTCTACAATTAGATCTTAATAAATCTGAATGTAGTAGAGTCAATTCACCATCTTTAGTATCTACTACTTCTAATTGAGATGCATCTGATTTATATGTATTAAATTCGATTTTGTCTAGATCTGTAAGTGTTTCTATATTTACAAATCCTTGAAAAGGTATATGATTATTTTCACTAAATGCTCCATAATCAACTGTTCTGTGTAATTTACATTTTACTTCACATTCAAGAAGCACACTTAAATCGTGGCTTGTCATTTCTTCGATTGCCTTTACACACTCTTCTTCAGTTTCTCCAAGTTTAGTCATATTGAATGAATTTAAGTATAATTTTATACTTTTAGATTCTACGTGATATTTTGAATCACAAGGATAGCTGATTTTCATCATACCAGTTACTGGTCTACCATTTTTAGTTATAGCTGAAACTTCATATGCATTCCATACATCATACCCAACGAATGGTAAATTAGTTTCATCAATATCATATGTTTCTCTATTAAGATTTCTTGGAACTCTTACTAATAGATCATAATCATAGTTCTCTGAATATGTACTATTTGCACCTAAATGCTTACCTGCTATCTCTACTACTGATTTACTCATTTAATTGTCTCCTTTATTTTGCTTAACCTTTGTTCTACTGTTCCTGTTAATTTAATTACAGGAATTTTATATTCTTTAATATAGTGATCAAATAGATCAACTATCTCATTTCTAAAATCTATGTCTGTGCTTCTAACGCCATCATCTTCAATATCAAATTCAGGTGTTAAGTAAAATATATAATCATATCTATCAATTAATAAATTGAATACATTTTCAGCATACTCTCTAACCCATGAACGTACTTTATTCTTACCATACATCCAATCGGTGTATATTAACCCATCTAACGCACATCTATCCATAATAACATTATCGATAAGTGAATTTTTTATATGACTATTCATAATCAATAGTTGAGTGATATCATTACCACCTTCATTTATTGATAATCCTTTCTTTTGCATTCGTCGAGTTATCTCATCTCTGAAATCGAACTCTAAATTAAACATAGGGTCGTGTTTTAACCTATTTAGTAAGGTAGTTTTACCTGTACTTTGTGCGCCTGTAAATGCTATTTTCATAATTTAACTTTTAAGAAGTCTATCCATAACTCTTGCGATATATTACTTAATATACGAAAAATATCTTGTTCTTCCAACCCTTTTCGTGAAACTTCTTTACTTAATAATACATCACCTTCATCTACACCCGCTGTTACTTTATGCAGTACACATCCCATAGTACCGTAATCTCCATTCATCATTTTTACTTGCGGGTCTTTACCTTTTAGTTCTGGATACTTTGTTATTAATCCTGGATGACCATTATATATTTCAAAATTCTTACAAATTGCAGGTGGCATTATTCTTAACCATCCATGCAATGTAATAATAAGTTCTGAATCTTTAGAATACTGTTCAAATATACTTTTTAAGTTTTTTTCTTTAGGCTTATTTGCCGTCTCATGCAAAATATAATTGTATGAAGTTATTCTAGAATCTATTTCACGTAGATGGCTTGGTCTATTGTTAGTGATAACTAAGTCAGGCCTACGACCTAACTTCTCACTAATATTTGCAATTTCAGAACCTGTTTGACTAAATAGTGCTATCCAATTTTTAACCATTTACGTAATTTCTAAAATGAGTGATATTGTGAGTAATATCATATAACTGTTGTCTAGATATTTCACTATCTAGTAATTCAATAAGTTTTATAGATTGTTTTGTTTGTAATCCGCTATGCTCATATTTAATACCTAATAATCCGTGCACGATAGGATTACTTGTATCAAGTGATTCGATCCAATCATAATCTCTATATAAAGCAAATTCTTGCGGTAGTCCGCATCCTAATAAATGATGCGGCTTATCAGTATTGATAATACCGTCATCTAATAATCTACTTAATAAAGTTGCTCGTCCTAACATCCATGACATATATTTGTTAGTATGTCGAATAGCATCTTCATAATGTGTATAATCAAATGAAATTGCTATCTTATCAACTCCTATTCCATCGAGATATTTATAACAATCTACTATATCAAAGTAATTTCTACCTTGAACTACACCAATCTTTTTACCTGGCAGATCTGAATATTTTTTCATCCACTCTTTAGCTTGTTGAATAGTTTTACTTGAATCTTCTAATGCATCAGGTATGATGTATTCTGTTGGTTTTAATTCTTCTACCCATTTTGCAAATGAATCATTATCATATGCTGTTCCTAATTCAAATATACTATTATCTAATAAGACATGCCTACCTTGAGTTACACACTCTTTATAGAATGCGAGATATTCAGGATCTTCATCAAATAAATGCACTAATGCATAATCATAATCATTAAAATCTAAACTACCTTGGAATAGTGCCTTTGGACACTCGTGTGATATCATCATAACCTTTTTCTTTTTTATTTTTATCGTATTTCGCAAGATCCACCTGCGCAAGCAAGTTCACCTATAAGAGCTGTTTCATCGTCTAATTCTGTTATCTTAGATAAATCTACTTCTGTTAAATATTTCATCATTTCATTATATTGTGTTTTTGTAATATCTTCGAATGGTGCTTGTATATATGTCCCTCCATCATAAGGTAATACTGATAACCCATTATAATAATCTCTATTTTCCCACATCCATTCTCCAGCTAAATCCCAATCATCTTCTTTTAGACTTATTGTTGCAGATACATTATGAGAATTCGATCCTTTCCTGTGTCCAGACTTTACCCATTCTGTTGCTACTTTTTTGACTCTATCTAGTAATTGAAAAGGTGATTCTGTTCTTAGGATAGAGCCTGAAGGTGCTTTTTGTGGTATTTGTATTACTGCTGTATCATGTGGTCTGAAGTATTCATCTTCAATTAATTCTGGATGATGTTTACTTAAGTGTTGGTATATTGATTCATTTTTACCAACTCTAATTCTTCTAATATAATATGTATTGTGCCATGCGTGAATGCCAGATGATGTTCCTAGTGCTAATGAAGTTGTTCCAGCAGGTTTTACTGTAGTTGTTCTTGCTGCTTTTTTTATTCCTATAAGTTTTGCAACTCTTGAATTTTCTCTCTTAACTACATCTGCTGCTTTTTTCATGTCATAACCTAAAACAACACCAGAACCTATTCCAGTCATGCTAACACCTATTAAAGCTTCTTTTTCAGTAGTGTCTTGCCATACTGGTCGTAAATAGTGAAAATTTGTATAACCAGCTTGTAATGTTCCGATGAAAGCAGCTGTTTTTACTCTTTTATTTAAGTCATCTTGATCTTCTATATTAGATACGTTTACTTCACATAAGTTACAGAATTGGTATGGTCTTAATGCAATTTCACAACACGGATTAGTTCCCCAATCTTTATCATTATTAAGATATATTCCTGGTTCACCTGCTCCAGATAATTCTACTCTTTTCCATAAGTCCATAAAAAAGTCTTTTGTAATTTTATGTCTCATTAAGCATGCAGAATTATTTGCTCTTCCTCGTTGTGGATTTATTTCCCACCAGTTTCCAGTTTTACACGAAATCATTTCATCATCGTCTGCAGAGAATAGAGATATCAGAGCAGCTCTTCTTATACCACCAGCTAATACTGCATCTGCTATATAACATATAATGTCATGTGCTTCAAGAGTTGAAAGGTTTGTTCCGTTTTCTTTCTCTTTTAACATACCTTCTACTTTAACTAAACATTCTTTTAATGGCTGAGGTCCTGGAGCTTTACCACCTGAGGTTACTAATCTAGCTCCTTTAGGTCTAATATCTGAATAATCGAATTCTATTCTGCTACCTCCTCCGTTCATGTAAGATTTCATTAAAACTTTAACTGCATCTGACCATCCTTCAATTGAGTCTCCAATTAAAAATCTTCTTTTTCTCTTTGGATATGGTTGTGATATACACGGTAATTTTTCAACATGATGTTTTTGAACTGAATAACCTACACCTGTTCCACCTAGTAATAGAAACATACATTCAGCAAATGAATCAATGTGATCAACAGGCATATACGCACAATTATATATTCTATTAGGGGCTACTTCAATTGGCTTTCCACCAAACTGCATAGACCGCATTGATGGAAGTACTTTTTTATCATATACTAACGTATATTTTTCTTCTATCTCATCTTTCAGTTCAGGGTATGATTTTATATGCATATTCTTATTACGTGTTACTAATTCTTCCCATGTTTCTCGCCTGTTTAATTCTGGCAAGTATTTTGCGTACTTCATATAAACTGTAATGTCTGATAAAATTGTAGATGATAATTCCATTGTCTGTCCCTTTATTATTATATATGTGTGAGATAAAAAAGACGAACCGGCAGGGTCCATCTTAATGTAGTAATAATTAGGCTATTACTAAGAGCCCTCACTCAACTCCTTAAATTTATTTTGTAAATATTTACGTTTTGATTCTTCCCCGTTATCCATTTGCTTTTGAGCGTCTTTACCTTGTACAGAATCACCTTCATATATATGAATCTGGCCGTTTGATGTATTCATTTTACTTGGAAAGGTAATTCCATCTGGTCCAAATCTATTTTTTATAACATGCCACCTCCCAGTACCTGCTACTTTGTCTTCTATTTTTCTACTTAAAGATAATACAAAATCTGCAGTCATAATCTTACTATATGATTCAGCAATCTTTTCTGCTCCAATTACATCATCTTCTAATGCTGATCTGTTTGCTTGTGATGCTGTCCATACTGGTATCTCATTTTCACCTGCTAGTCCTCTCAAATCTTCATAGATATTTCCGAGTTCATGTCTGATCTCTTTACCTGTTCCTCGTAGTAAATCAGCATAATCTACAACTACTAAATCTGGTTTGTATCCCATGATTCCACATCTATCTAAATGTGCTTTAATAGTATTAACAGTTGCAGATTTTGTTGGATAATATTTTACAACTAATTTACCTGTCAATTTATCAACACAATCCTTAACTTCATCAATGTGATATTTAAGATTTTGAGCTGCTATTCCTGTAAATACTGAATCAAATCTTAATCCTACATATGCCCCATTTAACTCTAGTGTATAATGGATTACGTTTAATCCTTTCTTAACTGCATTTGCAGCTACATTAACTAGTCCCCAAGACTTTCCAATACCTGCAGGAGCAACAAATACTCCAAGTTCACCTGGACCTAGCCCGCCATCCATTAAATCATCGATTACATTCCATCCCGTTTTTACAGTTTTTCTAGTACTCTCTGCAAACCTATCATCTATATCTATGTTATATTCATGACCAATATCTCGCTCAGCTCCTGCTTTCATTGCAGTATCGATCTTTTCTTTGATAGAATCATACTCACCTAATTGAAGTAAATTAACAGATTCCATAATTGCAGCTTTTAATGTTTGATTTTTACAAAAATCTAACGCCTCTTTTTCAATAAATTCTATATCAGTAGCTTCAAACTGTTTAGTTACTTGTTTGAGAGTATCAATAATAGTTGCTTTGAGAACATCATTATCTACATCATCTAAATTAACTTTCATAACTTCTAATGTAGGTAATGAACTATACTCATCAAAGTACTCTATTATAGTTTTAATTATCCATTGATTAGATTCAGATTCCATAAATTCAGGTTTTAATATATCACATATCTGTTGTAAGAATAATCTATCCTTAAAAAGAGCTGATATCAGTTTGATCTGAAATGAATATCCGAATTTACTAAACGTATCTGTCATATAGTTAATATAATAAAATTATTTGAGAATTCCAACTTATTTAATAGATGATAATGCATCTAAAGTTATAAATACTTCTCGTAGCCAAAAATCTAAATTTTTAATACTATTCGTCATTTGATCTTCCATAAGTAAAACTTTGAAATTAGTTTTATTTAATCTTGTAAGTTCACCGTTAATAACGTTTCGTATAATCTCTTTCGAGGTACCTGATATATCTACATCATGTAGTTGCATCAGTTGATAGTTTAATTCTAATTGTTCTCTAGAATCTGTTATCTGTTGTAGCATTTTTATAGATGAATCTGCGCTTAAATCTACTAGATCATCTAATGTTAATTTTTTATCACTAAATAGTGCTGGTAATCGTTTTTGTAAAGTTTTTAATCCTGTACCTCTAATACCAGGTATACAATCTGATTTATCACCAGTTAATACTCTATAAAGTAAAAAGTTGTGTGCTGGTACACCATAATCTGTATCAACATCACCTTTGAAATATAATTTCTTTTTAGTAGGACTCCAGACTGAAATTCTATCGTCTACTAATTGTATAAAATCTTTATCTGATGACATAATAAAGCACTGTGAATCA